ATTTAGATGAAGCTAGATTTGCAAAAGCTTCTATGGAGAAAGTTGCAAAACATAGAATGAGAGAAATTAAAATGTGGTCTAAATTAAAAGGTGAATTTAATGATGGATCGTTTAATGACAAAGATGTTAACCAACATCAACTAGAATCATACGGGTTACAATATCACGAGAAAGCAAAAACACTAAATGCTAACTCATCAGAGGCTGAGATATTTAATGTAATGGGACAACTACAATCATTACAAAGAATTAAAAAGTCTGGTGAATTAGAAAGTAGTTATAAAGAGAAAGAACAAATAACCCAACATGGAAAACCAAAAGATTAAATTTGACTTTGTATTTTTAGGTCAATCTGTTTTAAAATATCAAGTTCCGTTAGATATTTTTCAAAGCATAAACCACATTTACGAACAAAATTTTCATAACCTTGCACCAGCTAATAGTCAGTTAGTAGGTAAGATAGAAAAAGAACACTCGTTATTTTATCACGGTGAAGATCAAACTAAGATGAAAAATCATAATACATTACCAAGAGATGTAACAAACTATTTTATGGAAATGTTTAAACATTATTTAGCATTTAATAAAATAAGAGATTACAATTTACACCTTAACTCTATCTGGGTTAATGAGATGAAACAACACGAATATAATCCAGCACATATTCATAGAGGTATGTTATTTACTGGTTTATCTAGTGTAATGATTTTAAAACTACCATCAACATATGGTAGAGAATATTCAGCAGGGCACGTACAACAGAACGGTAGACTACAGATATTAGGTGCAGCTAATGGTCAGTTTGCCAAAATAGATTATCAACCACCGATGGATCTTAGAGACTTTTATATATTTCCATATGATATGAGACACTGTGTATATCCTTTTAATGGTACTACTGAGACTAGACGAACTCTTGCTGCAAACTGTGATGTACAATTTGATCCGATAAAAAATAGAGGTGCTAATTAATGGATAAACAATATTACATAGATAACCACATAGGTATATTTAAAAACTTTATGCCAAACGAATTAATAGATGATTATGTAAATTATTTTAATAAGTGCGAACAACAAGGTGCAATCTACCCAAGGCAAGTAGATGAAATGTTAGTATCCGATAATTCAATAGATACAATAAGAGATACTAATGTTCCAATGACTTATAATAACAAACCTTTTATAGATTTGTTTTTTAAAGATGTATATCCTCTGTATGTTCAAAAATATTCATACTTAAAAAAATTAGCAACACACAATATACTAGAAGTTAAGATACAAAAAACAAAAGTAGGTGAAGGTTATCATATGTGGCACTGTGAAAATGCTGAAATGAAAGCTAGAAATAGAATACTAGCTTTTACTGTTTATCTTAATGATGTAACTGAAGGTGGAGAAACAGAATTTCTATATCAAAAATGTAGATTTAAACCTGAAAAAAATACTATGTTAGTATGGCCTTCACAGTTTACACACATTCATAGAGGCAACCCACCTCTATCAAATGATAAATATATAATAACGGGATGGATAGAATACGGATATTAATATGATAACAGAACCACGTTGGAAATCTTACATGGTAGAAACTACACAACCAATTTTTACACCTAAACAATGTCAGATGATTATTGAGGCTGGACGTGCACAACCTAGGAATGATGCAAGTGTTGGAAGTGATAAAGGTATTAAAGGTGGAAAGATAGATACTAAAACTAGAACCTCACATATTAGTTGGATACCATTTAAAAAAATGGCTGACATGTATAAAGACATAGAAAGAATTATGAAGACTACAAACGGTAATCACTTTGGTTTTGATGGAATGACTATAAATGAAATGGCACAGTACACAGAATACCCAGAAGGAGGGTTTTATGAATGGCATGTAGATAATGATGTAAACTGTGCACACGAACCACCTGTTAGAAAAATATCTATGACTTGTTTACTTTCACCTGAGTCTGAGTTTGAAGGTGGTGATTTAGAGTTGATGTCAGAAGGTAAGATTGCAAAACTAAAACAAGGTCATGCAATATTTTTTGCATCATTTATTAGACATAGAGTTAAACCTGTAATACGTGGTAACAGAAAATCCTTAGTTATGTGGTTTGGAGGGACACCTTTTAAATGATGATTAAAGCTGCATACTTTCCAACTATTATATATGCTAAAGATGTAAATTTAGACAATAGACTTTTTGAAAAAGAAGTTCTTGCTTGGGCTGATAGAGACAAAGGTGTAAAAAGAACTAATATGAATGGTTGGCATAGTACAACTAATATGCATGAGATACCTATATTTAAACCACTCGTTGATGAATTATTTAAAATGCAAATGGAAATATTTCAAGAAGAGTGGTTAGATAGCGAACCTATTTTGGGAAACATGTGGGCCAATGTAAATCCACCGGGTGGATACAACAGACCACACTTACATCCAAATTCTCATTACAGTGGTGTATACTATATTAAGGCACCTAAAAACTCTGGACAGATAGTATTTAATGAACCAAGAGCAGCGGCACATATGGTTATGCCAAGAAGAAAAGAAAGTGAACCACCTTCACATTTATGGAGAGAGGTTAGAGTAAATCCTTTAGAAGGTAGAATAGTTATATTTCCAGCATGGCTTTGGCATTGTGTTGAACCCAATGAATCAAATGATATAAGAATATCAGTATCGTTTAATTTTTTACAAAAAGGATTTAATGTTTAAAGACCACAAATATCAAGTAATTAAGAACGCTTTGTCTTATGATATAGCTAATTTTATCTTTAACTATTTTTTACTTAAAAGGGATGCAACAAGATTTATGTATGAAAATAACCTACATTCACAGTCTCCGATCCTTGGAACATGGACCGATCAACAGATACCTAATACCTTTTCTTGTTATGGTGACTTTGTAATGGATACACTATTAGTTAAAATGTTGCCTGTAATGAAACAACATTCAGGACTAGATTTGATACCAACTTATTCATATGCTAGGGCGTATAAAAAAGGAGATTGTTTACATAGACATAAAGATAGACCTAGTTGTGAGATATCATGTACGCTTAATTTAGGGGGCGATCCTTGGCCTATATTTATAGATGGCACAGGAGCTAATAATGTTGTTAATGAAAGACAGAATATTGTAAAACCAAACGCTCCAGAAGGCACGAAAGTCTTGCTTGAAGTAGGAGATATGCTAGTATATAGTGGCTGTGAACTCGAACATTGGCGAGAGCCTTTTGACGGGAACATTTGCGGTCAAGTATTTCTACATTATAATCATGTGAATGGCCCATTTGCTGATAAAAATAGATTTGACGGCAGACCTATGTTAGGTCTACCATCATTTGTAAAATAGTATTATAATGAGGTTATATGTTACAAAAGCTAGGATTCTTACCAGGGTTCAACAAACAGGTTACAGAGACCGGGGCTGAGGGCCAATGGTTTGATGGTGATAATGTTCGTTTTAGATATGGTACTCCAGAAAAAATAGGTGGTTGGACTCAACTAGGTGACGATAAGTTAACTGGTGCAGGTCGGGCTATTCATCATTGGGATGATAATGCTGGTATTAAATACGCAGCTGTAGGAACCAATAGAATTTTATATGTTTATTCAGGTGGAGTTTTTTATGACATCCATCCAATTAGAACTACTTTAACAGGTGCAAAATTTTCAAGTAGTTCTTCATCAACAACTGTTACAGTAACATGTACTGGATCTCATGGTCTAGGTGAAGACGACATTGTCATGTTTGATTCTGTTAGTGGAGTTACTGCAATAGGGTCAACTTATAATGATGCTACTTTTGAAGATAAAAAGTTTATGGTAAGTTCTGTCCCTACCACAGATACTTTTACAATTACAATGGATACTCAGGAATCAGGGACACCTTTAACTACAAGTGATGGAAACAGTACTTCTGTATTATGTTATTATACGGTAGGACCTGCACAACAGCTGGGTGGTTATGGTTGGGGTACAGCATTGTGGGGTGGTACAGCTTTAGGGCCAGCAACTACAACACTCGCTTCTGGTATTAATGATGCAGTAACTGATATTCCTTTAACCAGTTCTTCAGCTTTTCCGTCAACTGGAGAAATAAGAATTGGAACAGAAGATATAAGTTTTACAGCCAATAACACAACAACCAATATTTTAAGTGGGGGTGCCAGAGAAGTTAATGGTACAACCAAAGCATCACATAGTGGAGGAGATACAGTAACAAACATTTCAAGCTACGTTGCTTGGGG